GCAGATTATAGAGGTAGGTTATATTACACAACACCTTTCTTAAACTTCCAGGGTAATGATATAGCTAGAGGTCAAATGCTTTTCTCTAAAGGAAAGCCTATGACTGATGAGGGATTAAGAAGATTAAAGATTCATATAGCATGTTGTTATAATGAAACATATCATAAAGATAATCTTCCTAACTGGTTAACAACAGATTATAAACCTTACTTAAAAGATGAAGAGTTAGATGATATATCTGTAGATAAAATGACGTTAGAAGATCGTGAAGCATGGTCAGATAATAATATTGAAAAGTTATTAGAGATAGCTGATAAAGAAATTATCGATGCTAATGCAGAAAAACCTATTAGTTTATTAGCTAGTGTATTAGAAATTAAAGATGCACTTGAACAAGAAGAATATATTACTTATCTTCCAATACCAATTGACGGTTCTAATAATGGATGGCAACATCTATGTGCTATGTCTAAAGATAAAGAAGCAGGAGAGTTAGTTGGAATTGTACCACAGGATATACAAAAAGATTTTTATGTACAGTGTGCTAAAGATTTAATCAAGAGAGTTCCTGATTGGTTTGAAGAAAGACAAATGCCAATGAAACATATACGTAAAGGTATAGCTAAACGCGGTTCAATGACTCGAGCATATAGTGCTGGAGCACAGAAGATTGCAGAGAATATGTATCTTGATTGTCATGTTGAAGGGTATTTAAATAAGTATGATATTACTAAAGAAGATTGTGAGATGCTTGCAAAGCATTTAATTAAAGCAATTGATAATGTTTGTGCAGGTCCACTACAAACTATGAAATTTTTACAGAAGATTGCAGAAGCTGAGATAGCCTCTGACTATGCTAAGTTTATTAAACAAAAAGCAATAAAATGGACAACACCATCAGGATTCCCTGTTATATATGAAGCATTTGTTGAGAATGAATTCAAAGAAAAAGCTATTATAAGTTGTAGTGAGAGAGCTGTTAAGCCTACTATAATTAAAGAAGATGGTACTAAAGAAGAAACTGATACTATAAGAATACAACACGTAGGTAAAGAGCCTACTGATAAACCTAAGATCAGATCTTTTATGTCGGGTATCTCACCTAACTTTGTGCATTCAATGGATGCATCTCATATGGCTAAAGTTATTTCTAAATGGGGGGAGGATTTTGGCGCCGTACACGATTCATTTAGTGTACATGCATGTGATGTTGATGAGTTATTACAGCTTATTAAAGATCAATTTATAGAAATGTATAGCTACCCTAACTTCTTTGAAGTAATTGAAAGAATGATCATAACTAATCCTGATAATTTTAATCATAACCAACCTAGGCTTGGAAGCTTAGATATTAGAGAGGTAAATAAAAGTGAATACTTCTTCGCATAAGAAAGGAATATTACCAGTAAAATTAGGTTTACAACCTGATAATAAAACAGCATTAAAAGAGTTAGGAATGGATCCAGCTTTGGCAGATCAAATGACTGATGAACAATTAGATGCTCATATAATTCAAACAGAGCATGATAGAATAGTAGACTTCTATAACGGTAAAGGTATGGAAGAAGAAGGCATGCAACGTGCAACAGAATATAAGAACCAAGCATTAAAGAAAGCTAAATCTTATATGTATAATATGTAAACCAAAAATATCCCCGGGCTTAAAAGCTCGGGGTATTTTTTTTCATCTTTAATATCGGCTAAACAGTCTTGAAAAATCTACATAGTCATAATTAAAATCTAAAAATCTTCTCCTAAAAAATTTACTTATCATCGTATTGTCTCACATCATATAATATATTTCCACTTTTCCTCTTAAAGGAGACATTTAAGTATTGTGATCTACGTTAACTGTATTCATATCACTATTAACAATACTTCTTACAGCTGCTCTTTTATCACCTATTATTTTTTCAGCACCTTTATTTCTAGCTGCTATTTGTAAAGCATTATCTATTTCTTTTATAATAGTTTTTATTTCTTTACCAGTAAGCTTATCTAAACTAGTAGATATTTTTTTCTTTAACATCTTATCTAGCTTAGCTTCAATTATTTTAGAATCAATAAAAGATTGTTTTGATATTCTATCATTCCACTCTGCTAAAGTTTCTTGTCTATTCCAATTATATTTACCAAAGCCTAGTGCTCTAAGCATTTGTGCAATACCTTTTGAAGTTCCTGTAGAAGATCTATTAGTTTCACTTACTTCAAATAGCTCACTAATAACTTTAAATTTACTAGCATCTTCTGTAGTATCAAATACTTCATTATCTGGTATTTTATTTAAGTCACTTTTAAATTTATTGTTATAATATCCTGTAACTTTTTCTAAGAAATCTTCATTAATTAATGATTCTTTATGATGTCTATTTGCTTCTTTCCTAACTATATCAGCAGTTCCTAAGTCTAATAAAAACGCATCAAAGATAGGTAGCACAAAAGTATTTGAAGCACCATTTGATTTAGCAGCTTGTTGTATTGCTGACCATGAATCTGTAAAAGTTCTAGTAATCATATTAGCATCAAAGCCTTGTGTTAATGCAGGTAATAATCTACCAGTAGTAAAGGCACCAGCAATTTCAGTTTCACCAAATAATTTTCTTGATGCTCCTGGGTTAGTAACAGTTTTATATTGTTGTACTGTAGTAGGTTTACCATCTAATTCATATTGTGTAGCACCATCCTGTAAAGAATCTGTACCTGCAATTGTAGAAAGTATTCCAGTAGGTTGCTTAATTTTCATTAATGATCCTGATATAGCAGACATAAATGCATTAGCTTTTATAAGTCTAGCTGCTGCTAATGTTTCAGGATCCATAGTTTCAAATATAGAATCAACTAATATTGTGTGTAAAAATTCTACAACCTCATTAGTATTTAAGTTATGATCTCTAATCATATCTTGAATATCAGAACTCATAAATACTGCATTATCTACATGACCAACTAATGATCCAATCTCTTGACCATAACCCATAGTCATAGGTGACTTCTTTAAAAAGTTTTCTCTATCATCAATAGCAGCAATAAGTATATCTCTATATACATCCTGATTTTCATGATTAATATAAGTAACACCTTGAGTTATTGTATCAAATTTCTTTATCATAGTATCAGCCATAGCATCTCTAAGATCTGCAAATTCACCGGACTCTACCATCTTTTCAAAGTTCTGATCCATTATAATACCAGATCTTTTAGCCATATTAGTACTACCTAATAACACAGCCATAGTAGAAGGACCATGAGTTTTACCATCCATCTCTAATGAAATAGTAGATTTAAAAGTTTGAGGGCTACTTGGATTTTTTAAGTTAGCTTGTTTAATTCTATGATAATCTGCTAATGCCATTAAATAATCTGCTTGCAATACAGCTTCATCTTCATACTTTGCTAGATAAGATTTTAAACCCTGCGTCATAGGATCACCACCAAACTGCTGACCTATAGTTTGTTTAATTGATCTTACTTCACTAGGACTTGTAGCATTTTTAAATCTAGCTAATAATCCTTGCGCAGTTTTTGTTTTATAATTACGAGTAAGCTTAATTAATTCTTCACCCATTGCTACATATTTCATATATAAACTATTAGCAGGATTAGTTTCAGCATTTAATTCTTCTTGTTTAAAAACTTTAATTCTTTCTTGTGGTGTTCTAGCAATACCATATTTCTTTTTAAAGTTTACATCCATTCCAGATAGCTTTGGATTTTCAAATAAATGTGCAGACATAGCTTCAATAAAAGTTGTGTCTAGTTTACCTTGACCTGGAACCCATTGATAAACATTACCACTACCTACAACACTTCTAATTATTTTCTTTGCCTGAGGATTATATACAGTTTGTTGTGCATGCATCCTTCCAGTTAATGCTTGCATAGCAAAAGTTAAATAATTAGCTTTACCAGAGTATCTTAGCATACCTTCAACAATACCTATTGCATTTTCTCTTTCAAGATTAAGAATATTAATAGGATCATAAGCTTCTGCTTGTGCTCTTAGCGATGCTGCTTTTTTATCTTTACTCTGTTGTGAAGCTCTTTCAGCAGCATTAAATAGTTTTGCTTTTTCACTAACTAAGTTTTGATATTTCTGTTTACCTATCTTAAACATATTAGCATAGTCATCTGTTGTAGGATTAGATCTATACATAGGTTCTTGATTATCTTGTACTTTTTCAGGTCTTCCTGCATTTGCTAATGCTAACATAAATAACATAACACTAGTAGCTTCTCTACGAGGATCATTTACAAAAGCAACTTTATTCATATTAGACATTGCTTCAAATACTTTTGTTGTATCACCAAGATCACCAATCTGTGTAGTAACTTTCCTAGTATATGTCTGACCCTCAAAAACCATTTGGCCGTCTTCACTTGGTGCAACCATAGGTTTAACTTCTTCTCTACCAAATAAACCTGAATACATGTGATATAAATTTTCAAATATACCAGAACCTTTTGGTGTTAAAGTAAAAGTAACTTGCCCATTTTCTAATGAGCGTGTAAGCATATCTGGGTTGGCTCTATGATACCCTTCTTTAGCTAAGTCACCTATCTGTACAAATACATGATTAGGAATTGATTGCATACTAGCAGCATAAGTATCTGTAGGTAAACCTCTTTTATCTGCTTGCAATCTTTTATATTGTTTAAATACTTCTCTACCTAATTGTGCTCTTCCCTGTGCTTTACTATACTTAATTTGTTTAGCTACATTACCATCAGCCAATTCAGTTTCATCTATAGCTTCAGCACTTTTATTATCTGTAGTATACATACCCTGAATATAAAACTGCTCAGCTACTAAACCCATAGTTGTTAATAAATCATTATCTAATTGTACTAAACCTTGATCATCTATTAATCCTGCATCTAATACTTCAGGATGATATAGTATTGCTTTATTACTCATTTCAATTGTAGAGTTTCTTAGTAAAGGAAACTTAGTAGTCAGCTCTACATCTACTGGATCTTTACCAGTTTTCTTAGCTTCATTTGCTTTTCTTCTTGCAGTAAAAGTTGCTTCCCAACTATTTGTATCTGCTAAAGTTTCTCTTTCTAATCTACCAAAAGCCTGACCACCTACATTAATACCCTGTAAATTTTTAGCTCTTATCATAGGACCAACCATAGCAGAATCAGTTCCATTAATAACTGCATCTAATCCAGCTAATGTAACTACTCCTTGTACTTCTGGTATTGACTTAACTCTTTCCTGTTCTCTTTGCTGAGCTTCAATAGATATACCTTCTCCAGGAGCAGGCTTAACTACTTGATCTGGTATTTCAATTTGTGCTGAAGGTTCTGCATTACCTTGCTCAGGTTGCTCTGTAATACCTGGATCTTGTAAGTCTGCACCCATAACTCTAGCAACATCTTGCTGCTGTACAAAAGTATCTTCAGCAATCGTAGGCATGAATCCTGCTAGCGGTAAGTTTTTAGATTTTTCTAATATATCCGTAGGTAAATTGCCCTGAGTTATTGAAGGGGTTTGTCCTGGTACATTAACATTTATTGCCATATAATTCTCCTTATGCAAATAGCTCGGCTATATTTCTGTTAAGCTGGTTAACAGGTCCGATAATAGGCATAGTCTTTAATATTTTATAGATACCTGTTTCAGTTTTCCCTTCTACAACTTGACCGACACCTGTAGCAGCTCTTGTTATATTAGATAACGCAGCTGCTTCTCCTGATACTGTTTGAAATAATTCTTCTACCATGTTACTTGATGATGTTTCATAGATTGGAAAGAAGAAGTTTAAAGGTCTTTCAGCTACACCAATTAATCCTGATGCACCTATACCTCTTTGAATTACTTCAGCTCTATCTAAATACGGTGTAGCCATACCATATTTTAATAGATCTTTTAAATACTGTGATACAAATCCTAGCATAACCATTGTTGACATAACTGCAAAAGCATTATACTTCATTGCAGGTGTACCACGTTTAACATAATCACCCCACATTCTAGGTATTTGATTAGCTGTAAATGTAGCTATAAAACCTTGGAACTGTGTGAATAAAGCTAAGTGTGGGTTGTTATAAAACAAAGGTCTATTAGCAGTACCAGGTAATGCAATAGCTTCATTAACAAAATTGTATTCAGCTTGCATAAATATTCTATCTAGCTCTGCATCTGTTTGTGATCTTCTTAATCTATAGTTCTGTATGCTTTCACCTGGCATTACATTAACTGGTTGATTAGCTAAATCTAAAAGTCTATTAACATTAATACCTAAGTTTCTTAATTGTTCTTCAGCTTCTTGTACTTCATTAGTTTTAACTCCACCACCTTGTCTAGCAACTTGTATAGTAGCTAAGTGATCCATAATAAAATCATCAGCTATAGCAGCTCTTATATTACGTGTGTAGTCTGTCCATTGTTGTAAACCAATTACTCTAAAGTATTTATCTAATAAATATCTTGAAGCATAAGTATTTTCTGTAGCACCTGTAGTTTGTGATGCACCAACATCCCAATCAAAGAATCCTAACTTCTGTAAACGAGCTTGTCTTTTTTCTTTATTAAGTCTTGCTTGTACAGAATTAATACCAGGATTTGTTATGCCACTCCATAATGCTTGTGCAAATTCTTTAGCAGACACTCCTATTACTGTACGTATTTGTTCAGGTGTTAAAGCTCTCATAGTCATCATAAATTCTACAAAAGATGATACAGTTGCTAAAGGTAATCCTGCAAGTGTAGTCCATACTAATATATTCTTTTGTATATTTTCTAATGTTTTATTTTGTATTCTTTTATAGTTACCTGATTCAGCTTGTAAGTAATCTCTTAAGCCTGCTGCTATTCTATTAACTCTTTCTTCAGATAAACCTTCAGCTTTAGCTTCTCTTAATAGCTGTGCAAAAACTTCATTATTATCACCAAGAAACTTTTCGTATGCTATAAATCTTGTAGCTGATTTAGCTGCATTAGATATGTTTACAAAATGATCTTCTTCCATAAACTGATTAAATCTAGCACGCTCTGATAAACCTAATGATCTTCTTTTAAATTGTGCTGGTACATGTTTACCTTTACCAACTTGATATATACTTTCTTGATCAACCATTTCATTATTATCAAGTATATCATTTGTTAAATCAGTAGCACTATCTAAAGTAAATCCAAATTCATCTTGCAATGCTTTAATAAATTCATTCTTGTTCTTTTCAATACTAGCTTTATTTAAAGACTTATATTTTAATAAATAGTTTTTAGTAAATCTATCTTTACCATTATTATCTCTTAATTTACTTTGTTTACCTGTTCTAGTACCATCACTATATTCTTCTTCAACTTTAACTTGATCATTAAATAACTTATTACCAAGCTTATTTATTTTTACATAATATTCTCTAAGAAACTTTTCATTTGCTTTTAAATCAAACTCACCTTCAAAATCAGTTGGTAAAGTATTCCAATCTATATTCATTATTTTAGTAGGATCACCTTTAGAAACTAACCATCTACCAAAAGCATATATTAATTTTGAATCTCTTATAGGGTCTCTATTATTTTTTCCTAAAGCTTGTGCAACTTGAGAAGGTGTCATAGCCATATTTTTATATTCTGCTAATTGAAGATGTTTGTATTCTTCAAATGTTTCACCAGAATGTATTCGATGTAAGTAACCATTTACTAATGAACCTAATTTTCTTATAGCTTTACTTTGAAAAGAATCCTTCCAAAATAAATGAGGCATAGCGCCTTTCCATAAGAATGGTAATTCTTTAGCAGTTTCTTTTACACTTGACCATGTATCTCTATCTTTAGCTTGTTGTTCACCAGCATCTGCCATAGCATTAAAATCATCAGACGGTGATAATGGTCTAGCTCTAGCTCTTTTCTTAGCTTCTTCTGCTATATCTTTATTACTTCTTTGTATACCATTATTTAAAGTCATTTCTTCTTCAGCCCATTTACCTTCTTGAGATAAACGTTTATCTTCAGCTGGCGCTTGTCTTACAGCTACATCAGCCCATGCGCCTGCATTATAAGCTGTTCCAGGTACAGAAAATCCTGCACCTAAAGTTCCTCCTGCAATATAAGCATTAATTAATCTATTAGATAGCTCAACAGAATCAAATGGCTTATCACTACCATATACTGCTGCCATATAACCAGTAAGTTCTTGACCTAATTCAGTACTTGATTCTATACCAAATCCTCTAGCGGCATTCTTTGAAAAGTTTTTTAATAAACTACCAAACTTTAATTGATCCTTTGCAACTTTTACTACATCACCTGCTAACTTTGCAGATTCTTTTCGAGTCATATTACCTATAGCTGCTTTAGCTATATCATCAGTTGCTCCTGGGTTAGCCTGCTTATATGCTTGTATCATAGTATCTCTGTACTTAGAATCTAATAAAGTACCCTTAGCACCTCCCATAAGTCCTTTAAGACCTAGTCTATCTAGCACCGACATAGTAACACCAGCTGCTACAGCTAAGCTAGCACTCTTATCTTCACCTTCCATTTCATTCCAGTTCTGTCCTGCATATACTGAAACAGGCGCAAGCATACTAGCACCAACATTAGATAGCGCAGCAATACCTGTAGCACCTGCTAAAGATGTACCACCAGTTACAGGAGCTAACGCAGCACCACCTATAGTTACACCCATATAAGGTAAAGCCATAGCTGTCATGTTTCCCATATACTCAAAGAAACCACCAACACCATCTATATCCCATTCATTTCCTGTAACATTACCATCATCATCTAATTTATATTTTAGTATATTATTTTTTGTTTCAGGTTTGTTAGCAAGATATTCGTGTTGTCTTTTAATACCTTCTTTACCAAGCTCTTCTAACCAATTGATACCAGTTTTTTCACCGATCATATCAGCCATACCATAGGCACCTTCAATAACACCAGTCCATCCTGTATCAAAACTTTCAGACCAAGGATGAAGTGCTTTATTTTGAAGTGTTCTATCGCCATGCCTTTTGTATACCATATTATTAGAGTAATCAGCAGCTCTTCTTTTTCTTAAAGCATACATAGCATTTGATTCACCAGGTTGTCTTTCAGCATTTAACCTAGCTAATGTTTGTTCATCAAGTGCTACTTTTTTAAATTCAGTTTCATAAAACTTTTCACTATCAGCCATTTGATTAATAGCTATTCTTGCTTTATCAAACTGATCTAAGCTTTCATCTTGTAAGCTAGGTGTACCTTCTGCTCTAAGCATTGCACCTATTTGTGATGCTCTTATTTCTTCAGGTGAACTAAATCTATTTAGCTTACCTATACCATAAGAGTTTAAAGTTTCTACAAAATCTCTACCATCTGGATCAGTAATTCTAACTAACTGTCTAGTACCAGTAGCATCCATCATAGGAGTACCATCAGAATTTGTAAGATAATGTACGTTGTTAAAGTCAAACTGTTCAGCTAGGTTTCTAATTTGTTTAGTAGCTTCCCAACCACCAGCAGTTCCAGGTTTTAAATTACCATCTATCATACGCATTATTTCAGGTGCACTTAAACCTTGTATTCTAAGAAGATTACCTTCTTTATTTACAAGAGTATCACCATCAATAAAACGATGCTCCATATTATCTATAGGTGGTGGTCTATCAAAACCAGACACATCTATATTAATAGTCATTAGTTAACTCCACTTAGTTTATTAGTAATATCAATTACAAATAATGCATACGGTGTTAGCCCTTCATTTCCGGGTTTCTTTGCAGCTTCTTCATATTCTTTTCGCCATAATTTACCTGTGTCTGGATTAATACCTTTAGGTTTACCGTTACTATCTTTACCTCTATTATTCCAAATATTTGCAGCTTCATTATAAAAACTATTAATATCTAGAGATACTGATTTAACTCTATCATTAATATTTATTAGAGTAGCTGTATCTATTTGAACAACTTCATCTCCAACTTTAGCCTGAGTTAAACCTGGGACCATCCTATCTAATCTTTGTTTTATAGTGGCTTCTTCTAAATAAGGTATTACACTACCTGCTTTTGATGATGTCTTTCCCTTTTGAGGATCAGTATAATTTTTAACTGCATCTCTCATAGCTATTTCTAAACCTTCAGCTAATCGTGTTAAAGGTACACCATTTTCTTGTGCCCAGAAAGCAACTCTTTGTGCATCTATTTCAGGTAAAATATCTGTAAAATCTTCATATTGCATTACTTGAGTAGCCTTATCTCTTTTTGTTTTTCTTCTACCAAACTTTTCTAAAAAGGCTTTCATTTGGTCTGCAATAACAGGTATTTTCTTTTCAGCTGCAGCATTAAATGGATCACTATTACGTACTTTAGTACCATCTTGACTATACCCTGCACCTATTCGGCTCTTACCATTTTCATCAAATGACCAATAAACTACATCACCTTCATTTGTTTTCATTTTAAATTTATAAGCCATTTGACCAGAAGGTCCAGTGTCTTTACCATACCATACTTTTCTTTCACCAGTACTTCTAACCTTTGCACCCTTAGGCATTAACTTAGTATAGTCACCTCGAGAATCTTTAAATGCTTGTAAAGATGCAGCCTCAAACTTATCAGAATTATCAGCTATATACTTATCTATCTGAGCAGTCTTAGCATCTACTCTTTTAAGATATTGTTTAGCAACATAATTAATTGAACTGTTATGGTCATAGCCTAATGCTCTTGAACCTAAATAAACAGCTGCAGCTCTTCCGATTTCTTTAGCATCTATAAGATCACCAAATAAAAACTTCATAGCGTCTTTAGCTTTCTGTACATTAGGATTCTTTGGATCTGTATTAGTTGTTAAGTTTGCTTTACCCTCATTAGTTGCAAGCTTATTTGATATTTCATTAGCTGTTGTATCATCCATTTGATTAGCTGCATTATTTAAATTAATTTCAGCTTCACTAGTATCAGGTTGAGGTAGCTTAGGTTGATTTGTATCTATCACTTTTTGTGCTGCTAACTTTTCAGATTGTGTAGCGTTAGGATTATTTAATACTGCTTTAGCATTAACTATTATATTTTTAATTTCAGCTTCATCCATTAAACCCTGATATAATTCACTAGGTTTATCAATAGGTAAATCAATAGATTTTTGTCTATCAATTTCTAATTGTTGCTGTCGCTTCTCTAAGTCTATAACTTGATTTCTAAATCTTTCTATTTTATCATTATCATTTGTATTAGAAATATCTTGTAATAATTTATTAATTCTTTTCTTATTAGTATTAATTTCATTATCAATAGCTTTAGTGGTTCTATCAGATTTATTTACATCATAACCAAAGTTACCTGCGCCATAAGTAGGACGTTCAGTTGACATAGCTTCTGCAGTTATATCATCTTCTTTTATTTGTCCTAGTATTTCTTCTGGAGCACGCTCTTCACCTAACCCTTGAGGATCATATGAAGGTACGAATGTTTGTTGATCTAATGGTAATACGTCAGATATATCTTCTTCAAAACCTGTTTTAATTTTAGTATTACTTCTACCTATAGGATCCGGAATATTACTTTCCATAATCATATCATCAGCACCAAAAGGTATAGTTTCAAAAGTTTTAGGTACTGGTGGCACACTCATATCCATTGATATAGATGTGCTATCATCTTCAGGTACTTGAACAGAACTTAACGAGTTATTATTTAATATTTCATTAGCTTTAGCTACATTTTGTTGTGAATCAAATATAAGTTTCATTATATCATCATCCATTGTAGAAGTAGCCTGACCGGTAGTTCCATATACTCTACCACCAGGATCTAAGTGCACTGCACCACCTTCTTTAAAAGGACTTATTTTTTCTGGTTTATCAAACTTAAAACCAATATTATTTGGATCTATAAAATCTTTTACAGTTTCAGCAACGCTAGTAGCTTTTTCTTTAATACCACTAAAGGGATTAGGAATGTTAAAGCTAAATCCATCTGAACTGGGAGGCACTTCTACCCCTGCCTCTCTATACTTATCATAAATTGAAGGATCGCCAAATGCTTTATTATCTATTAGCTCTTTTATTTCTTTAGATTTATTTTGTCTTCTATCATAATGCTCTGATCCTTTTTTAGGATTTTCAAATAGCTTTGTTATAGTAGTAGCTATACTTCCAGGAGAGCTATTAGAGGTAAGAGCTTCTTGTAGTTCTTTAACGTTACCTGCACCTACTGCAAATCCACTTTTATCTTTAGGATTTGGAACAGCATCTTTTGTAAAAATACTTTGCATAAAATAATCTAATTGAGATGCCATAGAATCAGATCTATCATTTGCGTTTAACCATTTTTTATAATAAGGTCTATGCCAATCAAATTGAAGTAAGCCTTCTCCCGGACCTATTTTTTCACCGGTATTTTCGTTTTGTTTTGTTTCATAATTATAAGTATACCCAGTTTCAACACCAATATTTCCCATAATACCTGCAATAGCATTATCAGTTAATTGAGGATAGTTTTCTTTTAGATGGTTATAAATATCAGATTGTCTACTTCTTTTATTTTTAAACTTTTCTCCAGCTATAACATCTTTACTAGGCTTAGGTACAGGCATGCCAACTTGTGCATACTCAGGTTTCATATCCTGTATTTCTCTACCTACATCATTCATCTGTTTAATCACAGGACCATATATATCTGTAGCTTCTTTGTTTACTACAAATTCACCAGGAGTAAGCCATGCTGGTACCGTATCAGTACCTCTAGGTTCTCCGGGATGATCATACATGGGTATGGAGGAAGTCATAGGAGGAACTTCCATTTGTCCTTCTGCAATATCAAACTCGAAAGACCTCATATTCCCGTAGCGATCTTTTTGTGTAAACTTTTTTAACTTCATGCTAAGCTCCTTTAGCTAATGGTCCGTATGTAACTTCTATTTCTTCGGCGACTTCGCCTCCGCCTCTTTTATATCTTATTTTTGATAAAGGTCCCATCATCATTTCTGGTACCATACCACCATGATTAAACAAACCAAATGCTTTACCTGCAAGTAATCCCATACCTACATAAGGAATAGCAGTACCTAATGCACCTAATGCACCCATACCACCTGCAGCTGCAGCACTACCAGCACCAGTAGCGGCTAGCGATCCGGGACCAGCTAACAAAGCGCCTGCGGGTGCTCCAGCACCTAACCCCGTAGCCGCGGCAGTACTAGCAGCCGGTGCACCAAATAAACTACCTGACATTAGTTTACCTGCAGCAGCTTCACCTAATTTACCAGCAGCTGATTGGCCTGCAGCCATACCAATAGTCTCCATAGCACCAGGTTGTTGTGCTTGCATTGGTCCAGGTCGTGCTGAGTATTGAGCAGCAGCTAATTGTTGTTCTTCCTCATTTGATTTAGCTAATTTTACAGCCATTATTTACCTCCACCACCAGTACTAGTTTGTGTTGTTTGTTGAGGCGCAGCGCCTAAGTAACCAAAATATCTTTTAGCTACGGTACCCGGAGCATCTAACTTTTGTTGTTCGTATGCTTGATAAGTACTTCCAACATCACCAAGTCCTTTAGTGCCTAATGCTATATCTTTTTGTTGTTGCTGTTGAAACTGCATTGATCTATCTGCTAATGCACCTGTTAAAGCTGCTTGATTACGTGCAGATCCTAATGAACCACCCATAGCTGCTTGACCTGCTGCAGTACCTGCAAGATTAGATATATCTCTTTGAGCTGCACCTGTATAATCAAATGCACCCGTTCCTGTAATAGCTTGGTTAGCTAATTTTTTCTGTGCTTCTAATGCTGCTGTTTGACTAGGATCCATTGCAGCTACAACACTACTTGTATCTCCTTCTCTAATTTTACCGATGTCTGTTTCGTATTGACCTGTAACATCTTTTAAAACTTTTTCTAAATACGGCTTAAACTCCGGATCAATACCTGATTGAGTAACCGTTTGTTGTGGCGCTCTGCTTCCTCCACCCATAATTTATTCTCCTATGATACCCCTTATTGAAGTACTTAATTTAGCATTATATCTTTTTGCTAATAGTTTTCCATATCTCAATGAATCACTTTCCCCTCTCACTGAGTCTGCTCTCCAGTGTTTACCACCATGTTTTTTAGTATGCTCTATCATAGCATCAAATAATTTATATACTATGTAAGCATTATTCTTATTCTCTAAATTTACAATACAATCTTTAACATCCATTATATATTTGTTATTATAATAATTAACATATGCATGCGCTGTTAAGAATCCCTGTATATTATGTTCGGTATAACAACCTATTGCTAAATAATGTGGATTTGTTTTTTGATGTTCAACTATATCTAAAAAGTATCTCATCCATACAGCTTCATTATATTCAAAGCCATGAAACTCACCATTGATTGTAACGTATTCTTTCATTAAACGTATTGCGTCTAATGTATCATTGTCCTCTATTAATCTTATCTTCAATTACTTTGGCTCCTCAGGAAATACAATCGTATCAGGATCTGTAACTCCTTTAGTTATATCTCTAAGTTGTTGTCTATAAGTTTTCCATGCATCTTGTGTACTTGGGTATGTGCTGTCAGATAATTGTGTGTAGTCTGAATCTTTAAGTAGTTGATCTCTTTTAATTCTAATAGACTTAAATTTATAATCGTTACCTTTAAAAAAGTTTTTATTTACTGGATCATAAGTCCAATCAGTTATACTACTTATTACATCTTGACTTGTTGTTACTAAAATTTCACCTTCAATTTCAGTAGATATTTCACCTGTACTACATCTAATGGGTTTATTGTTATATACAATTACATTATACATTATGCCACCTTATACTCAATTAACATTATATGACCTATTCCACTACCATCTTGTGAACCACTTATACTTAAAGTACAAGTATATGTAGCTCCTTTAGTTAAGTTTCCAGAATTAAAAGCACCTGTAAAATCTCCAAAAACATTTCTACCTGTTCTACTAACACCAAAACTAGCACCAGATACTCCTGATCCTGTAACGGCTAAAGTTAAACCAAGAGAGGGAGGATTATTTTGATCTCCACCACCATTAGTTAATTTACCACCACAGAAAAATAAAAGTCTAGTATTAAAATTTGCATTATTAGTTGCAGTAAATGAAAAAATATTTACGCTAGTATTAGTTTGAGAAGGAATTGTAACAGATCCTGCTCCACCCTGAGTATTCATAATAACACCAACATTTAACTGAGGTGCTGTAAATCCTCCTGATACTGTAACGCTTCCTGCATTAATAGTACCACCATTAATAGTACCTGCAGTAATAGTTCCTAAGTCAGCACTAATAGCTGCTAAGTTAGTTGTACTTATTTTACCAGCAGCTACTGTACCATTAACTAATACACTACCTTGTACTGTTGAGTTACCTCTAATATTAACGTTATTAAAATCAGCATCCCCAGTTCTTTGTATCTGCCAACCTGCACTACCAGCACTATAATTATCTGATTGCAATACAGAGCCTATAGGTATAAATCCTTCTACAGTTCCAAAAGTTATTATCTGTCCGTTAGTAACTTCACTAGTTTCAACATGAAATGTAACTTGCCAATGTTTATGTGATATAGTTGTACCACCACCTACTGCTGTAGTAATAGGAACATACTGCCAGCCAGAAGTTAATCCTGTAAATACACCTGAATCATAATCATAACCAGTGGCTGTTGGAGCTGAGGGTGCACCTGTAGATGCTACATTATAATATAGTATACCAGAAGCTACTGCACCACCATATAGTAATTTAGCATTACTCCATTTAGCAGTAACTGTTTGACCGGCTTGGCCTTTTATTCTAGCTTCAGAAAACCATACATTAATACCAGCTCTATCTAATTTTGTTTTAGTCCATCCTGCACTTGAATTCCATACAGCTCCTGATACTTGATAAGATGTTGTACCTGGATTAGTAGGTCTTGCTGCTACTTCTCTATATTGTTTTATTATAACATCTATTTCTTCATCTGAGTATGGCGAAAAAGTTTGACCACTTACAGGTAAAGCTGGTAAGACATCTGCATATGCAACATACGCAACAAAACCATCACCGTCTGCAAATGGTGTAAACTGTTGTACTGCACCATCTTGTGTTTTAGAATATACTGCAATTAAATTTTGAGGCACATTTACTGATTCATTTATATTATCTATTTGATGTTGTATTCTATTAGTAGCTTCAGTAACAGACTTTTCCCATGCTAACGTTGAGTCATCTTTATTAATATCTAAAGAAGGTTCATTAATCGTCATCTAGTTCCTCCATCTTGAACTTCTATTTGAAGACCTGATAAATTCCATGATGTTGATGTAGCTGTACCATCATCTACTCTATAACTCATAAATCTACCATTTAATCTAGCATCTGATTTATAAGAAGCAGCAACATCAAAAGTACCTGTAAGAGTAGGATTAGCAAAGTCTATTGCAGCTCCTGGATTATTACTTGAAATTGTTTTAACATTTAATGTGCCAGTACCCTGAGTTAATAAAGCTATTGAACTAAATTGTTCTGTATAAAATTCAGGTGTTATAGATAATGTATTACGTTCTAAATGAGAAGTATAAGGATCATCACTATTATCTAATACTCTATGTGTATAACCTATATCAGCTGCTAAGATAGAAGAGCCAGAGTTACTTGTTCCTGATGTGCATACTTGTGCAAACACTGGAAATAATTTATCAAAGCTAACTGTGCTTGTAGTCCAAGGTCTCTCATTATTTCCTGAACCTTTAACAGGTGCGATAACGCCAGATACAACTCCATTCAAATCTCTTAATGTCCAATTGTTTAATCTAAAATTATATATTAATGCTTCATTACAAACTGTGCTAGTACCTTTAGGATAGTTAATCCATATCTCATCTTCTTTTTGATTACGTAATACAAATAGCTTATTAGCTTTTG